TCTTTTTCATTTTGTTTTTCATTCCTCTTGCATTTCTTAAGCTTCCATAGAATTAGATCGGCAGCCGCCCCTAAAACTGGGTCTGGGTGTGTGGGCTTGTCTGTATCAGACGGATCCCCGTCGAGTAACTCAACCCATTTCGCAACGAGACTCTTATCTTGCTCTTTCACCCATCCCATCTAGTCCTCCGGCGCGTTCTTGACTTCGTTCCAGGCTTTAAGTAACGCACTTTTGGCCTCGCTCTGTGACTGATTCGTCGCCTCCTTCAGTGTCAGCGTATTCTCATCAAGAATTTCAAACATCGACATTGAAGTGTCAATAGAAATTGGAAAAACGATTCCATCTCGTCCCGCCCTATTCTTCGCGATGTAAAGACGACCGACCCCAGTCGATTTTTCCGCAGCTTTTCGAGATATGCTTACCACGACGTCGGCCACCATTGCTTTGCCGTAAGCCTCTGACATGTTTTCAAGGCCCACAATTTCTGACTGTGCGCTATCACGATTCGCCTGTGATGCTGTCCAAACGGGAGCGTCCATCTCCATCGCCAAATTTCTAAGTTCCTCGTAGATAAATTTGAGTTCGTGTCGAAGCGTGTCGTAACTTCTAGTCGATCTCATAATGTCAGCGTAATCGACGATGATCACGTGGGGTTTAAACCCCTTCAACGCGAGCTTCTCCAGGTGGTTTCTAATCGTCGTCACAGAAGCACTTCCTGTCGGATACTCCTTAATAATTAGTCGTCCGAGTGATCTGTCCTGATAGGCTTCCTGGACAATATCCTTGCAATCCTGGACGTCGTTTGCGGGAATACCGCAAAGATTGCTGTCGTACCTGATGCCCACTGCTGTCTCTGACAGCTCAAAGGTGTAATGCAGAACATTCTTGCCGGCGCGCATTGCGTTCGCACCAAGCGCCACAAGCCAGTGAGATTTTCCCACACCGGTGTTGGCGGTCACCACACCGATCTCACCCCGGCCAAGACCACCAGCAAAAATGTCTCGAGCGTCCAGCCGTTTAAATCCGGTGGGGCATGCTCGCCTGTTGATCTTCACAAAGCGTGATTCAAAATCCTCGAAGAAATCGTGCCCAATGCTGTGGGGTATTCCCACCGACACCGCACCCTTCATCAGCTCCAAAACCTCTTCAAAGCTGTCTCCCTCGATCAGGTCCACCGCTTTCTCGAGCGCACCTTTGAAAGCCTGTCGTTTGCAGAAATCGAGCGTCTTGTCCTTCACATAAGAAATGTCTCCCGGATGTGGGTTGGTTTTAACCCGCAGCAGGAACGCAATGATCTGGTCTCTCAGAATGTCATCCGTGCCGTCCGACAGCTCCTCTCTGATCACGTTCACCAGGAGGCCCAATGTGGGAAAACACCGGTACTTTTGATAGTAAGCAAAATACTTCTCCGTGAGGAACTTTAAATATTCGATCTCAAAGTAATTGGGACGCATCACCTCGACCATCTGCGCGGCCCAGGTTGTATCACTGATCAACCCCTGAAAGATTTTTTCCTGAAATGATTTACCGTGCTGAGAAAAGTGGTGGACGTTGTTCGAATTCTCCACTATCTCCTGCATAAAATTATGAGCTTGGGTCACTTGTTTCTCACAGAATTAATTTCTAAAAAATGCCTGTCAATATCGAACTTTTGTATGCCGTGATGTACCATCATTTTCAATAGGGACATTTTATCACTTGTCCCTCGTTTTTCAATCTGATCGGTAACTTTCTTGATCTGGTCTCCCGCCAGCTTGGACGTGTCGAGGAACATCAGCTTCCAATTTTTGGCGGCGGTGGGACCGCTCTCCGCGAGCCTCTGAAGAACCTTTCCCTTTTTTGTGGCACACATCAATCTCGCCTGCTCGACCACCTCTCCGTGGCTCACAAATTCATTCTCACTCAGCTGCGGGAACCATCTCGACAGAATTCCGAAGCCGGCGCCCTTGACACCCGTGATGTTGTCGCTACTGTCCCCCACAAACACCCGAGCGGTGCAAAAATTCTCGGAAGACACACCGAACTTTCTAACCACTTCCGCCTGGTCGATGATTTTCTTTTGTCCGGGCGACCACTGCACTGTGGTGTCGTCAATCAGCTGGTACAGATCCTTGTCCGAAGACACCAGAATGACATCTGTGTCCTTGAAAGTGTATCGCCCTAGGTAACCTATGACATCGTCAGCTTCGCAGTCTCTGACATAGATCTGTGTCACTGGAAGGTAGCTTAAAGCCTTGACTAACATGGCGACCTGCGTTCCGTGGTTTTTGGACGTCGCAGGAATATCGTCCTCGTAATATCTATTGAGTCTCGGTGGTCGTCGACCCGACTTGTACGAGGAGTCGACCGCGCGCTTTTTAGGGCTGCCTCCCGACTCCCAGACGACCACAATTCTCCCAGGAGAGAACATCTCACACAGACGACCCAGACCACCAAAAAAGCCCAGAAAACCGCCCACGTGCTCCCCGTGCGACGACATCGCGGGATTCACCACAAAGTGCCGCATAAAAAAGTTGAGCCCATCAATAATCAGGACCGGATCTTTCACTTCAGCCCTCAAGGTCTGTCAACACATCATCAAGGTCGTCCGACACCGCGCGCACTTCCTCATACGACTCGATATCGAGATCGAAACTCTCATTCGAAGCAGCTTTCTTAATAAACGCATCAGCGATCAGATCGTCGAGGTATGGCTTGTACTCCGGATTCTCCAAAATTTTATTGAAGTCGGTCTTGTGGAACTTCTTCTCCACCAGAACCTCGCCCGTCTTCTCATCCGACACGACGAGAACCTTCCATCCGCCGGTGCCGCTGACAGTCACTTGTTTGTCACCCGATAGCGCTGTGCCGTGCTTGCGAAGCTCGTCGAAGAGCTGCTCGTGTTCTATGATTCCCACACCGAAGTGAATTTCAAATTTGCAACTCCTGAAAGGTGCTGAGACTTTGTTCTTGATCGTCTTGGCAGAAACATTGATTCCGATAATATTTTTGTCCTTATCGTGAATCTGTTGACCGGCTCCCAGCTTGATTCTCACAGAAGAGTGGAAGGGAATTGCCGAACCGCCGGGTGTAGTGGTGGGATCTCCGTACATTACCCCGATCTTTACGCGTGTCTGATTCAGGCAGACCATCAACACATTCTGGTTGGCGATCACTCCGGTAATCTTTCGCATTCCCTTAGAGATCGCTCGCGCCTGCAGGCCGATTGAGTTCTGATCATAATCCCCTAACAATTCTGCCTTGGGGGAGGATGCAGCGACAGAGTCCCAGATAATCGTCACCGGAACGTCCTTGTCCATCGCCTTGGCCTTGAGGATGGTGGACTCCGCGATCTCGAGCACCTCTTCAGTACAGTGAGAGTCGACATAGACGAACCTCGTGGAGATGTCCACGCCCAGAAGCCTCAAGTTCTCCACAGAAGTCGCGTTCTCGGTGTCGATGTAGACCACAATACCTCCCATTTTCTGGGTGGCTCTGGCGATCTGAATGGCGATGTGGGACTTACCGATGGACGGCGGCCCAAAAATCTCCACAATTCTCCCTTCCGGCATGCCGCCGTCGCGCCTGTTGGAGATGATGTAATCGAGCTGCCTCGAACCGGTGCTGATCCATCGCTTCACGTGGGTCGGTGAGGTGTCGTGGAACAGGTTGTAGGCGATCTTCGAACCGTGGTCCTTGTTGATTGACTTGATCAGATCGGAGGTGAAATCCTCCATGTGACCAGCTACTGGATCGCTCTTTTTCTTCGACTTTCTTGCCATAATTTCCTCCAAAGAGATAGTAGAAAATTCACGTGGGTTGAACAAAACAGGGCGCCCCTTTTGGGGCGCCCTGCTTGAATCACCTGTGAAAGGTTCTTACAGACTATCGAGATCGGCAAATGCCGCGTCGAGATCCTGCAGAGAGGTCGTGGCGGGCGCGCTCTCCTTGCCGGGTGACTCCTTCGCAGTGGTTTGTTTGAATTGCGAGCTTCTCTCTGTGCCATCACCCGTCGACCCGCTCAGCCAGTCGTTGATAATCTTCTCAAGCTCCTCATAGGATTTGAGAGTGTAGAGGTCATCCAGCTCCGGAATGTTGTCAGTCCACTCCTTGATCTGATTCGCATCGGTCGACAGTGCGGTGGATCTCGGTCGAGCACGAACCGAAGTGTTGGCGAACTGCTTGCCGGGAAGCTTTGTGCAGCTAACCTTGATGTCGAAGCCCTCCTTCACATCCGTGATGTCCGGGGCGTAATCGGGGTCCAGCATGATCTTCAAAATATCCTGGTAGACCATCTTACCGAACGCCCACAGGCGGACGCCCCTGTCCTCCTCTCCCCGGACAACCACAGCGGCGAACGACCGCATCTTCGGATAGAGCTTCTTGCAAAGTTCGTACGACTCCTTGTTGTCGTCGCTCCGAAGCTTGTTGATGAGCTCCTGGATCGGATCGGGCTTTCCAAATTGGTGGGGTGACAACAGGCCGGGATTGTTTCCGATGCCGTAGTAGAACCAGCGCTCCTTAAAGGGCTGGTCGTCATTGTCGGGGAACGAAATAATTCGAACCGTGGCTTCCTCGCCCTCCTGGGGGCGCCACATGGAATTCTTGCGGCTATTCTGCCCGCTCAGCTGGTTCAGTTTCTTACGTAGTGCATCTAAATTAATTGCCATTTTCAACCTCCTAAATTTTTAAATGTCCAATGGCTATATGGAACAGTAAACTATAATCTAATAATCAGTAATTTTCAAAACAAATCGCTAGGATTTTTTGGGTGGTCTAGCACCACCAAATGAGTCCCCCGCGGCTCGCGCGGGCGACTTGCGTTTCTTGCCCTTGTTGGGATACGTCGGGCCGGTACCTAACGGGGTTGTCACACCCGCGATGTTGGCCACAACACTCTGTTCCTCCGCCGGGTCGTCTTCCGAATCAGGTTCATCAGGCTCGGTCAGAAGATTCTCAGGTTTGTCGTCATCACACTCGTGTTCTGCCTCGTGCAGCATCCACCTGACGTATTCCCAGAGCTTTCTTCGCATGTTAATAAATATCACTCAGCCGCATTTTTGATCATATCTCTGCGCGCAAATGTTCGACAGGTATGCAGTGCCTGCGCCAGTGGAAGGCACTCGTTCGCATAAAATCGATTCTCATCGTACTGGAATCCAGCGGAGGTTGCTAGGGCTAGCCACTCCTCCTCGTCGACACTAAATCCGTAACGCGCCACATAGAAAAGTGTCCTGTGTGCTGAGGACATCTTGGGACAGTTCTCGTTGTATTTATAGTGGCGCCCAAGCTTCTCTCGGTGCCAGTCGGAAGTTTCGGAGAGGAACAGATCTTGCCCCTCCAGCGGGCCACCC